GATGGAGAAATTGTAGATATAGGTCCTTTTGAATATTTAGTAACTGCAGATACTTCTTTGACAGGATTTACTCTTTGGTATAAAACAGTATCAGATTTAATTAATAATGCTCAACTCAGAGGTGTTGATATTAGTTATTTTATTAATAATACGAATATTACCTTATCAAATTCTGGGATTTCGTCAGAAAATATTAACAGACAAAAATTAAGTGATCAAATTGATTCTACATATGATATTATGGTTAATCGACATCAAAGTTATACAGAACATATGAAAAATTTTGTATTTGTATTGCAAAAATATGTGGATGACAATTATACTTCCGTAAATGATTTTTTATCAGATAACGATATTCAAGTTAAACCTGTTTTTGCAGATATATCGAATGTTGTTGGTTATCCTATCGATCTTGCTAATATAGAAACTGTTTCTTAGGAGGGAATAATGGCAACAGAAGATTTGTTATCTAATTTAATAGATGATATACAAACAGATATTACTAGTATTCACACTGAGACTAGTAAGATTCCAGATATTATAACCTTTGTGGAAGATAAGGAATGGCTGGGTCTTACTTGTTGCTCTTCTAATCCTATTAATTTATTCTCTATGCAAAAAATTATGTTAAAAGCTTTTTATAGAGGGTCTACAGGAAATGAAGATTTGAAATTAACAGATGTTGAATTAAAAACACTAGAAGATTTAGGGCTAAATAATAAAGAAAATGGATTTGTTTTAGATAAATATTATGGGATCACATTGTTTAGAGAATTAGTTTTAGTATGGGGGCGGCGAGCGGGGAAGGATTTCTGCGTGAGTATTATAGCTCTTTATGAGGCTATGAAATTATTAGAATGCCATGGGGGAGATCCTTATGTTATGTATGGACTATCTTCTGCTACCCCAATCAATATTTTAACAGTTGCAACAGCAAAACAACAATCTAGTATTGCTTTTGCAGAAATAAGAGAGAAATTATTTAATAGTGAATATTTTAAAGATAAATATCTTAAAGACGGGATTACTGCTGGATCTATTTATCTTCTTACTCCAAAAGACAAACAAGATAATAAAGAATTTAAGAGAAAAGGACTACCTCTTAAAAAAGGTTCTATAGGTATAATAGTAGGACATAGTAACTCCGATTCTTTACTTGGAATGGGTTGTATTGTTTTGATTCTTGACGAGGTAGCATCGTATAAGACTACAGGAGGAGCTTCTTCTGGAGATCGTATTTATGCTGCTTTAACTCCTACTACTCAAACGTATGTTAGATTAGAATACGAGGTTGATAAGCATGGAGAAAAAATTCTTAGTGAAGTTGGACAGCCGATTATAAAAAATAGAATATATGATGGTAAGGTAATTAGCATTTCTTCACCAAGAGCTAAAGAAGGAAAATTTTATAGTCTTTTTGAAACAGACAAAGATTCTCCAAATAGATTGTCTATGAGAGTAGCTACATGGGATGTTAATCCTTATCATACAAGAAATTCTTTACGTCTTGATAACAGCACGATGTCAGAAACAGAATTTAATATGGAATATGGAGCAGAATTTAGCGGAATGGGAATGGAAAGTTTCTTTACAGAAGATCAAGTAAAACCATGTTTTTTTGGACATAATTTAAAAAATAAAGATATGGGAGCTCCTGGTCAAACTTATTTTATTCATTTAGATCCTGCCACATCTAGTCATAATTATGCCCTTGTAGTTTTACATAAAGAATATTTTCTTAATATGGATACTCAAAAATCCGATTTCAGAATTATTGTTGATCATATTAAGTACTGGAAGCCTGTTGGTGGAGCTATTAATCCTAATGAAGTTATGACATATGTTATAGGTTTAAAGCGTAAATTCCATATTGGACTTATTACTTATGATTCCTTTGCCTCTCAAGAAAGTATTTTAAAAATGAGAAAAGCTGGAATTCCTAATAAAGAAACAAAGTTTACCTCTTTGTATAAATATAAAATTTATAAAGAATTAGAAAATCTTGTTAATTCTCACAGGTTGTTAATCCCATACGATAATGTTTTATATAATGAAATGCTTGAGTTGCAAAGAAAGTTCACTCCTACTGGATATAAAATACTACCGAAGACAGAAGGAAGTGGGATGAAGTCTGATGATGTTTGTGTTGTTCCTGAAACTGTAGTGTATACTAATAATGGGGCTGAATTTATCAAAAATGTGTCAATTGGAGATCTTGTTTTAACTCATGATGGTTCTTACCAAAAAATTAATGGGTTTAGTGAACATCCTCCGAATGATGAACTAGTTAAATTACAGCCTTATTATGGTTTACCGGTAGTAGCTACAAAAAATCATATAGTAGAAATATATTGCGAGAAAAACAAAAGAATGTGGAAAAGGTGCGATGAATTAACTTTAAGTGATAAGCTTGTTAGAAGCTTTTGCGATAAAAAGAAAAAATTTACTATAAATTTATTGAAATATGTAAAAATTAATGTCAGTAAATATAATAATGTAGAATATAAAAAAAATGGATTTGTTAGAAGTAAAAATGCTAATGCTAAATGGCACTATGATAAAGTTAGTTCTACTCCTGATTTTGGATATATTTGTGGTATGTATTTAGCAGAAGGATCTTTGGCCGACCATGGGATTAGTTTTGCATCTCATATTAAAGAGACTAGAATTCATAATAAAATTCAAAAATGTTTTAAGAATACTTTTAATATTTCTCTTTCAAAGCAGCATAGGAGAAAAGATAGCAATGGATGTCAATCTAATGTTGATAGTCAGATTATAAAGTCTCTTTTCAAAGATATGTTTGAAGGAAGAATTTCTATTAATAAGAGAATACCATTAAATATGATGCAAGCTCCATTAAAATTTCAAAAAGAATTAATTAAAGGCATGTTTGATGGAGATGGTTGTTTTGATGGCAGAAGATTTATTTACACTACAACTTCTATATTATTAGCAAATCAAGTGCAGCAAATTTTATTGAGATTTAAAATAATTTCTAGTATTTCTAAATCCGAGAGAAAAGGTGAAATAGCATTTTTCGGAGATAGAATATATAAGCGTAATGCTGATTTATATAATATAATGGTGACTGATGCTGTTTCTTTTAATAAATTAGCTAAAATATTAGAGATAGATAAAATAAAAAAACAATCAAAATATCATAAATTAAGATATCATTTTGAAAAGAATAAGGTAATTAGCGAGATATATAAGATAGAAAATTTTATTGATATTGTTCCTAATGTTATTAATATTTCAGTTGATAATAATAATTCATATGTTTCTGAAAGTTTAAATTCTCACAACTGCGATTGCCTCGCAGGAGCTTGTTATGTTGCAATAGAAAAATACCTTAGTAAATTACCTTATATTAAATTAGTTTCAATAGGAAATTCATCTGAACAAAATATAGTTTGGAGAAATATGCAGGGAGGAGTATATGGAGTTGGGAATGGAAAACAAATAGCCAAAGAATTAGAAAGAAGATCGAGAGCGTATAGCAATCTTCATAATTATGGCAGTTTTCACAATAGATAAAAAAAGGATTATTTTTCAAAAATAGGAATATAAATATAATTCAAATATAAAGAGGATTTAATATTATGGAAAAATTTAATTTAAGCAAAAAAGCTAGTGCGGGAGAAGATATGATTCATGATAAGATGTTAGAAGAAAATAGGAATAAAATAAATTTGTCAAACTCTCAGCAAGGAGTGGTAGACAAGAATATTAATCTTAGTTTGCCTACTAAAGACAAAGACAACACTGTTCCTTTTAATCAACAATTAGAAGCTTCTCGTAAGAACAAAACGGAAATTGCTATCACAGAGAGCGGAATGAGTGATAAAATAGTAGATTTTGCTTCTAAAGATAAAAAACAGGTTATGGATATTAATGTAGAAACTCAAAAGCATGAAGATAAACATTTGGAAGCATTTAAAAAGGCTGAAGATGCTTCAAAGACAGATACTGCTTTCTGGGATAAATATGTAGGAGTACAACTAGAAGGAGAAATGAAGGATGTTGATAATAATATTCCTGCATCAACTAGTCAAATACAAAATTTGTCAGAAAGATTTGATGGTGATAAAATAGACAAAATGGTGATGGCCTCTATAAAAGATGCAGACGCTATGTTGTTTTACATTTATGCCACTGCGGTTAAAGAAGAAAGAGAACTTACTGATAAAGAAAATCAGCAAATTATTGATATCAATAGTGGAAAAATTAGATTATTAGCACAGAATATGGTGTCTCCAATAAAAAGATCTTTAGAATACACGTCTGATCCTGTAATAAAAGAAGAATTAGGAGCAGCTGGAGTTTATGAAGCAGACGGTAAGAAAATAGATGAATTTAAGAGTTGTGATGAAGCTAAAGTAAATTATCCCGAAGCGGAGGTTAATAATGTCTAATTGGTTTAAAAAATCACAAAGTATGAACGAGACTCATGATAGTTATGGTTATAATATGAGAGCTACAGTATGGCTTCCTAAAGGAATGAGTTCAGATGTTGCATTAGAGGTTTTAACAAAAATGGTTTGGAAAATAGAGGGAGATACTTCTTTAGAAACTCCTGGAGTAGATGCAAATATTCAAGTAGAAAATATTAGCCCCATAGAAAATTTTATGTAAAAAATGAACTGGTTTAAAACATCATATAATCGAGGCATTCCTTTAATGGATGATTACAGCGAAGGTTATCGTCCTCCGTCATCAAGCCATAAGAAAGATCCTCGTTCTTTAGTTAATGCTCGTCCTGAATTTGGAGGAAATAGAAGACCAGGTTATCCTAAAGGTATTAGTCAAGATAAGGATAACGAGGATACCTCAGATTATGAAAAAATACATGGTAGAATTCCTGGAGAATCTGTGTTAATGGATGATGGGGGAGATAGTCATGAAGGTCTTGGTGAAAGATTTGTTGCCCAAGATGAATTTAATACAGATAATGACAGAATTCCTTATAGAGAAAGAAAATTAGATAATATAGATGTAGGTCCTCATAATATGCAAAGAGGCAATGTTTTTAATAGGTTAAAAAATAAAACTACTATTCGTGGTTTAAAATTGTGACATTAAACAATATTATATTTTTAAAAAAGTCGTTATTTAAACTTTAAGACGGCTTTTTTTAATACATTTAAGTTTTTCTCTCGATAAATAAAGAAGTATTATAATTGTTCAATAAAGGAGATCCTGATGATTTTTACAGTTCCAGATAATTTTGAAGGAAGTTGTGTTTTAAATACTTTAAAAAAAGCATTATGGAAAGGAATGACAATTTCTATATGTGATCCTGACTTATATGCTCCAGATGTAAAGATGGCGATTAAAAGAGGCATATTAGTTCCGAAAGGAGAAAAATATGATGAAAAACAAGCTAATATTAGTCATAATGCCACAATAGTTAATAAAACTAATAAAATTCTTATTCTTGGAGAAGTTTCTTTAAACCCAAAATCTTTTTTAATAGTAAAAAAAGCTTTTCTTACATCTTCTGTTGTTCAGGCAGCAGAAAAAAATGGACTTATTAGTATCCTTTTTGATAAAAATAAAATAAAAGAGAAGGGTGCTATTGAATCTTTAAAAGAGGAGGTAGAGGACAAAAAAGATAGTATTGCCGAGGAGAAAAAAGAAATAGAAAAAGTTGAAAAAACTGATGAAAAAACAACATATGTTGCTCCTAAAACTGGAGAAGATAGAGAAGTAACTCCAGTAGTTTGGAATTTTAGAGATCAAGATGTAGAAGAGGCCGAATCTATTTCCAAGTCTATTGAAGCAATTAATATAGATGAACCAGAAGTAGAGGATTTTGAAGATGAGAAAATAGAAGTACAAAAAATAGTTGTTAAAAAGAAAAGAGTAGCCAAAAAGAAAAAAGCAAGTAAGAAAAAAGTAAGTAAAAAGAAAGTTTCTAAAAAGAGAAGCAATAAAACTACTATTAAAAAGAAGGAAAAAGCAACTAAAAAAGAGAAAGTAAATCTAATAGAGCCTGTTGGAGAGAAAAAATTACCAAAGACTCAGATAGATGCTGCTCTTGAATTAGATAGTAGAGGAAATCCTCTAGGAAAAGCATCTGATCCGTTGCAACATTTACTTGACTCTTTGGAAGGTTCAGAAGAAATATTTTTTGTTGATGACGAACAAAATTTAGAAAGATATGAAAAAAGAACTGATATGGATTAATAGTATATGGATACCTGGAAATTATTAGGTCAAGAATTAAAATATCATGGTATTGAACTTATAAGTTATACTAAATGTAGGATTTATGATGAAAATGAACAGGCTAAAATTCAAGGAGTGATTAAAACAATTCGTGATCTCAATCAACATATAAAGAAACAAAAGAAAATTCTCCTATTGTTATGGAATGAAGTTATATCTGTTTTGTCAGAACAAAATAACATAGAAGAAATAATTGATGATAGAATGATTAATTTATTTATCTTTTCTTTAAAAGATATGGTTAAGTTTCTTTTATGTTTTGATAATGCAGAAAGATCAAAATATTATAATGTTGTCTCTTCTTCTCTTACTAGAGATATAAAAAGTTTTAGTAGGGAACAGGTTTATGTTATTCCTGATTATAAAATTTCTATAGACTGGATTAGTAGAACTATTAGTAGATTATTATATATTTCTAAATTATTGGCTTTTGCTGCTATGGGGCCTAAAAAAGTCTCCAAATATGATATTAAAGCCGCTGTTTCTAAATATGAGATAAAAACAGCAAAAGGGATAAGCGGGCCGTGGGCTCACTTGGATTTACCTCTTTTAGAACGAGTGTTTCCCTTCGGAGATGAAGTGCAACAAAGGGAAAAAGGGAAGCAGAAGCAAAGAAGGTATACAAAAGGATTGCAAAATTATAATAACACAGAGAAAATTTTTGAGGGCCATTACTGGCGTGAGCTGAAAAATGAGCCGTTTAGTTGGTTTGATAGAGAAAATGAAGATCCGTATCCACACAGAAGTTTGTTGAACAGGTAGAAGTCTTAAAAAATGATGAAAATTAAGTAAAAAAATGATAAAGTTTTAGGAAAAATACTTAAAAGGAACAAAATTTGGGTAAAAAGTAAGATAATTAAAGGGATTTTCAAAATTATATATAATATTAACTTAGAAACACAATTCAGATTTGGAGTTAATATTATGAGAGAATTAGAATGTGATGTTTGTAAAAAAAAGTTTTATGGGATGAAATTAAAAAAGTTTTGTAGTAATGATTGTTATAATAAGGATAGAAGAAGAAAAAGATATGAAGCAAACAAAGAGACAAGAAGAAAAGAAGTAAACAGAAAATATTATTTAAAAACTAAATACAAATTAACAAAAAAATATGAGATAAAGCAAGAAGAATATAAAGCAGAACAAAAAGAAAGAGAAGAAAGATTAAAAGAATGTAATAGAATATGGAAAGATAATAATAAGGAAAAAAGTGCAGAGTATAGGAGAAAAACAAGAATAAAAACAAGAGAATGGTTTGATAACTATAAAAGAGCATTAAAATGTGAAGTCTGCGGATATAATAAGTGTTCTGAAGCATTAGATTTTCATCATAAAAATAATAAAGAAAAAGAATTTAATGTCGGGCAGGGACTTAATAAATATGGTAAAGAAAAAATGTTAAAAGAAATAAAAAGATGTATTGTTCTTTGTGCTAATTGTCATAGAGAATTACATTATGAAGAGAAAAAGAAAAAAGAGAATAAAGTTAGAGAAGAATATTTAAGAATTATTAACCAACCTAAAAAAATATATTATGCTATTGTAGAGAAAGAATTAGAAACAAAATGGTTTAAGGAATTACAGGATAAAGCAAAATATAATTTAAATAGGTTTGGAGGTAATCAATATACTAGAGTTGATAATGGAATAAAAGAAAAAATAGATATAAAGAAAATATTGTCAAAAAAAATAGGAATAGGACAAAAAACTATTAGTAGAATATTGCAAATTTATAGAAGAGGAACAGAAGAGCAAAAACATAGAGCTAGAACGGGAGAAAGTTCTGTTCATAAAATAAACAAAGAGTTAAAGCCAACAAGATACTCTGCGATGACAGTTAAATAATAAAGTATTTTTAATATGAAAATTATTAAAACAGCAAAGTATATAAAAATTTCTGAAACTCAAAAAGAAAAGAAAGATTTTTTTGTAAAAAGAACTAATGAGCATATTGAAAGAGTTCAAAATGCCTCTAAAAAAATAGTAGATAAGCATAAAGAATACAAAGATCTTTTAGAGCAAGTTAAAGATCATGATAGTAGTAAATTTAAAGAACCAGAAATGACTCCATATATTGAATTAACTTGGAGAAAAAAAGATGGCAAAAAATCTGAATCTACGAAGGAAATAAATGATGCCACGATTTTTCATGTAAAACACAATATGCACCATCCGGAATATCATTCAGATGATAAGGCAAATATAGACAGCACAAATAGAGATGATTCTATAGAGTGCATAAGTGCTAAAAATATGGATGATATTTCTGTGGCTGAAATGATAGCAGACTGGCAGGCAGTAGAAGAAGAATTAGGAACAAATGCAACAAGAGAATGGTTTAATAAGAAAAAAGATATTAGATGGAGTTTTTCTAAAAAACAAGAAAAACTAATTGATAAATTATTAAAAGTTTTTGAGTAGGATAAAATTATGGGTCAACTAGATAGATATTTAAAAGATAAAGTTCCTGAATTTAGTGATGCCTTGTGGCATAATGAGAGTGGAGATTGTTTGCAAAAAGTTTTTGAAGATGTTGAATTTTATGCAGACATAATAGATGATTTTTTGACATTGTATAGAGATATGCAAAATAACAAAGTTGTAGGGTATAAAATAAAAAATGTTAAAACTTATGGAAGAGATAATTAATATTTTATTCCTCCCACTTTTAAAAGATGTGGGTTTTCGGAGACAAATGTATGAAAATTATTATTTCTAAAAATATAAAAAATAAAATGATTGAAGAACTGGCAGAATTTTCTCACAGTTCGTGGTCTGGGTGGATGAAATATTTATTCAGTAAATCAACATCTGATGAAGATGAAAGAGAAGTTATTCCTAAAGAATTAGTAGACAGATGGAAAAGACAGCTTGGAACTGATTACAAAGACCTATCAGAAGGCGAAAAAGAATCCGATAGAGATGAAGCTAAAAAAATATTGAAAATTGTAAATAAATATAAAGGACAAACTTATGAATAAGCACGCACAATCATCTATTTGGGATAGTTTGATTGACATAATGCCTGAATTAAAAAATAAAATTGTTAAAAGTCCTGACTATGTAGATTCCACTATAGCTAAATCTCTTTATAATATATGGAGAAATAGTTCTCAAGAAGCAAAAAGAAAAGTTTTTAAGAAGCCAGTTACTTTAAGTCAAGATGAAGTAAATAGGATGAAAGAAGCTGGATTAGTTAAAGCTATTGGTGATAACCTTGAAGTAACTGACAAAGGACAAAAAATTATTAGGATTATGATTTTAGGAGATGATAGGTCTATATTTGAGGATGATGGTGTTGTTATAGATTATAATAAAGCACTTGATAATTCTAAAGGAGTAAAAACTGCTAAAAGTTATAAAGTAGCACATAGTTGGTGGGATAGATTTAAAAAATAATATTTAAGAGAAAAATATGCCAGAAGTAATTGTATTATATAAAACTAAAACAGAACCAGTAAAAGAAAAATCACAAAGAGAGTTAGTGTGGTATGATTCTTTGAAAAAAGAACTTTTGACTTTTTGTGGCGGAAAATTAAGTTTTGAGTATAGGGAAGATGAATATTTAAAAAAGATGGGGGCAGCAGAAAGACAAAAAAGAGGTATCCATTCTGTTTTTAGGATGTTACCTAAAGTAGAAGATTTAGAAGTTTTTAATTATAACAAAACAAAAACAAATAGTAACGAAAAAGAAGTTAAAAAGTGGTTTAATAATTATATTAATTATAACATTACAAATATTTTAATAGTTAGTTATGATAAAAATGGAATAATGGTGGATGTGCCCAAAAAAGAAATGGATGATTTTTTATATCAATGCGAAAGGGATGGACTTAAGGCGTTGTCAATTTAAATTAAACAAAAAATAATATTTTAAAATTAGGAGACAATTTTATGAAAGAAATAGAAAGCAAAAATTATTTTAAGTTAGCTGGTAAAAAGGAGAGGAAGAAAAGAGATAGGACTGGTCCTTTTGAAGGATCTGCCCAAAAATCTATTTCAGATAAAGGGAAAAGAAAAGAAAAGGGAGAAGATTGCCCTTATGAAGAAAAATCAGAAACATCGAAAAAGGAAATAAAGGAGTAATGTAATGAATAAAAGATATTTTTTTAATTCGCGTTCTAGAAGAGATGAATTAGAACCTTGTGGCAGAGGTAGAGGTTTACCTCCTTGTGGAGGAGGAGGAGGAGGAAGAGGAAGAGGATTAGGTAGAGGTAGAACTATGGGTGGAGGTTTAGGAAGAAATATGGGAGAATGTTCAATAGGAGGTCCAGGTTATGGCAGAGGTGGAGGCAGAGGACAGGGTAGAAATAGACTTGACTAATTAGATAGAAACAAAGTAATGATTAAGCATTATTTAAAAGTTGAAATAGCAGACACTCCTTCTCAACATGAGAGAGGGTTGATGTTTAGAAAAAAACTAGGAGAAGATGAAGGTATGCTTTTTAATTTTAAAAGTCCTCAAAATTTAAGATTTTGGGGAGTAAATACCTATATTCCCTTGGCAATTGCTTTTGTTTCTTCTGACAATGTAATTAAAAAAATATCATATATTAGTCCAGGTAATGACGATACTATATGTAGTGATGTTGATTGTGACCGAGCTATTGAGGCTAATTATGATTTTTTTACAAAAAATAATGTAAAAATAGGAGATAAAGTAGAAATAATGAATGAAGATTATACTACATTAGTAAAATTCGTTAAATAGACAATAGGAGATTATTGTTAATTATTTAAGTTCAATTTTTTAAAAAATGTTAAAACTTATGGAAGAGATAATTAATATCTTATTCCTCCCACTTTTAAAAGATGTGGGTTTTCGGAGACAAATTTATGAAATATATGTTGGCAGAAATTAGAGGAATACAAAGAGGACTTGTAGCATTAAGTCAAATGACTCTTCCAATCACATTGTCATATAGACTAGGAAAGCTTATGAATGTTTGTAATGAAGAGGCTATGGCTATTGAAGAAGCAAGAGTAAAATTAGTAAAACAATATGCTAAAGACGATCCCGATAAGCCAGGAGAGTTAATGGTTACTCCTGAGCATAATGAGAAATTTAAAGAAGAATTTATTAAATTTTTACAAGAAGAAACAGAAATAGATTTTACTCCTATTCCCATAAGTGAATTTGGAGATGTTAAAATTTCTCCACTTGATATTTCTGGTTTATCTAAAATTATTACTGACAAATAATAAAAATCAAGGAATTAATTTTATTTTTTATAAAATATAATAAATGAAGATTATAAAAATTAAAAGAGAAGGTAACAAAAAATATGCTATAAAATTTAATGAGCAGTATGATTGGTTTGATGATGAAACTTCTCAAGAGATGAGAGATTACCAATCAAACGAAGCTGATGATTTTGAAATAGTTAACTGGGAGGCTAATGAGGAAGAACTTCCTGTATTTAAAATAGATGAATATGATGAAGATGCAGGAGGTTATTTAGTCGATGATTTTGTGAAAGAGGAGGAAGTTCCAGAAAGGTTTGTGGAACAAGAACCCACACTTCAAAAACGCGATAATTTTGAAGAAAAAAAGGAAGAGATAGATGAAGTAGATGAATCGGTAGCAAAAAAAGTAGAGTCAGATGAAAGATCTCCTGATTTTGCTACTGTTGAAGATGCATTAAAAGCAGCAATAGAAGAAAATAGAGTTATAGAAATATTTTATGTAACTAAAGGTCGAGGAAATAAGAAGAGATATTTAAAAAGAGAAGTAGGACTTCCTAGGACGGAAGGTGGAGGAGTTCATATTCATAGAATAATTGAGCCTCATTATATATATATAGCAAAAAATGGGAACTCTATTGTTGTTACATATGATAGGTCAGTTAGACATATTAGAGCTTTTATAATTGATAATATTTATGACTATAATTTTACAAAAAGTAGAAAAACAAAAAAAGATCAATATTTTAAACCAAGAATGAGAGTGATTCCAAATTCTGGAAAAGGAATAATGTCAATGGAAAATATAAATGATAAACTGAATAAGATTGCTTTTACTTTAAAAGATAAAGGGATGAGCAAATCGTCTTTAATTGTGCAGGAAGCTGTTAAGGCTGCTGTTAATTACAAAAAAGCACAATATGTTGGCATTCAGGGATATTGGCTAAAAAATAGAAGATGTTGGGATAATTGCTATAGGCATAAAAGAACTTCTAAGCCAGAGATGGCAGCTCAGGAAGTGTGGATGGAATGTTGGGATGAATATAAAGACTCTATCAATAAAAATGATAGCGGATGGGAAAAATATGCTAGTGATGATAGTCTTAATATCGATAAAAAAGCAGAACAAGAATGGAATAAAATATTTGCAGAAAAAATAGATAAAAAAGTTAAAGAAGGGTTGTCTAGACCTGAATCTATTTATATAGTTATTGAAGATGAATCTCAAAAATATTCTACTAAAATTATTGAATCTGCTTCTGATTTGATGACATTAGCAGATACTTTTACTCAAAATGGACATGAAGAAATAGGAAAACAAATGGCAGAGGTTTCTGTAGAAATGTTAAAAGAAGCGCAGTTTAGTGGAGGGTGGTCGGGGGCCTTAAATAAAATGAGAAAATACAATCCTTTTTCAAGTAAAAGCCGAGAGAAGGGGCGTGTAGGGGATATTATAACTCGTCTTAAAAATATTTCTCAACAATCTTTGCAGTTGGCAAATCAATTTAATACTATAGTGCAGCAATCACGTCAATATGGGGTGGATGAGCAAGCATATCAACAACAACAGCAGGAGCAACAGCAAAAACGGGAGCAAACAATGCAAAATGTTAAATCTGCTCCGGGAAAGGCTTTTAATTGGTTAAAAGATAAAGGGAAACAAGTAATACCATCTATTCAACAAGGAGTGTCGTCTTTAAGTAAGAGTGATGTAGGTATAAAAATAGCTGCTCCAGTTGACCCTTCTTTTGCTCAAGGTGCTAATGATTACACAATTCAATTAAGAGATGAATTCCAAACTTTTTTAGGGAATATAAGAAATGAAGCTTCCTCAATGAGTCAAATAGCTGCCCAAACTCAAGATCTTGAATCTAAACAAAGGGCTTCTCAAGCTTCTCAAAGAATGATGGAATTTATTCAAAAAGCTACTCCTTTTGAGCAAGCTTTTAATCAAAGAAGCGAAATGGTTAATCAGTCTGATGAATTAGTAGGATATATGCAAAGTTTTGCTAATGATATCAATAATATACAAATGGGTATGTTTAATGCTGATAATCAACAGGATGTTGATAAAGATGGGGTGGTAGATTCAGTAGATGTTGATGATAATAATAATGGAGTTGATGATAGAATGGAAGATTTGGCCCCAGTAGAAGGAGATCTTTCTAACTTTGCCAATCAATTATTGGGATCACAAGATGCTACTCACAAACAAATGATTAATAGAATTTTAAATAAGACTATGACTCAGATAGATCTTGAATTTATACTTAATAATTTTAAAGGTTCTCTTAATAAGCCTAATTGGGAACAATTTAAAAGTTTGCTGGAAAATTCAAATCGATAAATAAAATAAAATAAAAATAAAGGTTTTTAATAATTAAATTAAAACACTATTAAATATAGTATTAAAATCTAAGAATTTTTAAAGGAGAACAATAAAATGCAGTTAATTACAAATAGAATTCAAACTGGCAAACCTGGTTGTTTTGAGGACTTTATCGAAAAGTACCAAAAAGAACATCAGGAGAAGGTAGCTTCGGTAGATGAAGAAGTGAAGGTTGCGGCAGAACAAGAAGAAGCAGATTCTAGTGGACAATTGGATGTTGAGCCACTACATCAAGAAGGAGAATCTACTACCATGCCAAAAGCTGGACCTTCTGCAAAAAAAGATGAGGGAGAAAAATCTGCTGTTGCAGATACAAATCCCGAAAAAGATGGAAAAGATTCTGGGCAACCTAAAGCTGAAGGGTCAGAAAAATTTACCAACGATCCAGAAACTCCTACTAAAGGAAAAAAAGAAGGAGGGGAGGATGAGGAGACTAAGACCGCTAAGGAAAAAGATAATGTGAAAGAAGCAGCTTTAGAAGATTTGCCTCAGGAAGTTCAAGATAAGATCAAAGGAAAGTCTTCTGATGATGCTGAAGAAGAAAAAGAACAAGAAGAAGATGAAGAAGACAAGGAAGTTAAAGAAGAAAACAAGGAAGAGAAAGAAGCTGTTAGTAAAACTCAATTTGTGAAGTGGGCTAATCTTGATTCTAAAAATAAAGAGTTTCTTGTTAAGTATTGGAAGCAGTTGTTTGGAGATGATTATGTAAATGCTTTGGTTTCTGATAAATAAAATAATAATATTTTTTAAAATGGAGTTAATGCTATGGCTCTTGTTCCATCAGGCAAAACGCGTGTAATGGTTGCACAGAATTTTTCTACACTTCCTTCTCTTTCTGAAGGGATAGGGAATGCAACTGTAGCCGACGAAGAAAGAGGTCCCCTTTATTTTGAAGATGATAATTTAGACACCGAAGGGGCCATGAATGAAGACATAGGAGAAGAAACTATTAATGATGATGTTAGTATAGACACAAAGGAAGAGGATCTTTCTCCTGAAAAAAATAGAAAAACTCTTACTTCTTATATTTTTGAAAAATTACAACAATATGGATATCCTGGCAGAAGACTACAAGAATTTAAATCTGAATTTGTGAAAGAATCTGTTTCTCCTGAAGGAGTTAAGGATATTGAAGTTGTTATTCCTGATAAAAAATATCCTGATGAAAAAGGATTTACTGATACTATAGAAAATGAAGAATTAAAAAGTATTGCTCATGAAGTTAATAAAGCATTTGGTTTAAATTTTAATGGAGCAGATAGGGCTGGAGGAAAATGGACAATTAAATTTACTTCAGCTAGTATTGTTAATCCAGAGGAAGAAGCAATTTCTCATGATTCTCTTGATCAGGTATATGGCAAACCTGATAAAAGTAATCAACTAGGACAAAAACCTGTTGTTGATAATAAGTCTTCTATGAGAGCAGCTTCTACTATTAGGGAAATGATCAAAGATAAAAAAGACGGAACAGTTCAAAAATTACAAAAAATAAATGGAGAACAAAATGCTTCAAAAAATGTCAGATCAACATAAAATTAGTTTTTTAGATGAGATAAAAGCTACAGAAACTCATAAGAAAAAAGAAAATGAATCTAAGCAGACAATACAGCAAATAGAGGAATCTCAAAAAGCAAAACATCTAGAGAATAAAGATGATGGACTGATGACTTCTCATCATATTAGTTCTGCTAGAACAGGAGAAGTTAATGATGAAGGAGGTCCATCTAAATATATTAAAAGCGAAAGTTCTAATACTTTGTGGGATAGTGAGAAAACTCAAAAATTATCAGAAGATATGGATGGAAAAACTAGAATTGTTAAAGAAAAAAAAGTAATTGCTGATAATAAAAGATACGCAGAGCAAAAAAGAATAAATGATTTGGTAGAAGTGTTAAAAAGTACAGATCAAACCAAAGCCGCAGAGGTTTCTCCGTCTGGTACTTTTAGTGGTTCAAACTACCAAACCCCTACTGGTAATATGAGTATATTTGACTCTAAAGATTTTGAGAGATTGCCCGAAAAAACTAATGGAGAGCAAGTAACTGAAGATAACAGTAATAGAAGAAGTCAGAAAGACGATTCATGGAGAGATGGGGGAAAGAGCGTAAAGGTATCTGAAATGGTATCAGGTTTTTTTGATCAATTATTGAATAAGAAAGATTAATAGTGGTTTTTAATCTTAAAAAACAAGCTTACGGAATTATGGATGATATTTCAGAAGGGTTGGTCTTGCCACCTAATGTTAATGCTATAGATGTCCAATTTTTGTGGAATAATATTTACAAGAATAATCCAGACTTTAATTTTGCTTCTGTCCAAGATATGGTTAACAGCCTTGGAGCAGAAGGGGTAAATAGAGAGATAGCAACATGGTCTAATCCTGAGCAGATAATGGATATTGTTCAACCAGCAGAAAATTTACAAAATGCTAATGAACAACTACAGCAAGTTTTGCAAGAAGCTAAGCCTTTTAATTTTAAAATGGCAAAAAATAAGATATCTCAAGAGTTATTGCCTCCAATAGATACTATGGGATTAAATGATTCTTCTGAAATAATTGGAGATCAAATAGAAGAACAACAAAATATATTATCTGTTCCTCAACCTCCATTTGAAAAAATAGAAGATTTTAGAAATTGGGCTGATAATACAGATTTAACTGTAGTTCTTCAGGCAATAATAGGACAAGAGGGAGATCATCTTAAAGAAGGCATGGAACAGTATTTTGATTTAGACGACGAAGGAGATAAGGGGATTTTAGCAGCAAGAATATTTTCAGATCCGTCTTTTCCACTTAGAAAGGAAATAGGAATAATGGCAAGACCAAAAAGTTTTGGAGAGGTAGATGAAGCTATTAAAAAAATAGCTAAAAAAATAGTTAAAAAAAATAAAAGTAAAGTTTTTAATCTTAAAAAAACAGCACAACATAAAACTATGAACAATGTAGTTTTATGGGGACCATCTCAATCAAGGATAGATCCTTTCTTGCATCAACCAGTCTCAGATTGGAACATTGTAGAAAGAAATAAAGGTTTTGGTCTTGTAGTTGATGATATTTGGAATATCGATTACGAAACGATATGGCGTGAGAATATTATGGATAAATATTCACGTCCTTATAAAGATAAAGAAGGAAATTGGGTAGGTGGGTATCTTAATAAGCGTTTTGAGATAGATAGAAATATTCCAGGGCTTAATAATATGCAATTGAAACCTGGTCAATTAAGAAGACCAATTTTGCCAGAATATGGCAATACAGAATCTCGTCTTCAATCTGCTCGAGCAGCGGGAGAGATCGAAGGAGCATATGATACTTCTAAACCTTTTAACTGGAAAGAAGCAAGTAAAAAAAAAAGTTAAATAAAGAATCTCAACTCAGAGATTTTAAAGACTTAGAACTTAAACCATTAAAATTTCCAGATGATCCCGATCCTGTTCAAAATATTACACAATGTCCATTCTGCCGGGGCTCTATCAGCGAAAAAGATGGAGTTCCTTTTTGTTCAAACTGTCAAAGAGTTGTCAACCCTATAAAGGGTAATCCTTATCCTAGAAAAGTTCCTCAAAAAGGGGAGAGATTTAAGGATTTTGGTCCTAAAGATACTATTATAACTCCTTCTATCCCAGTTTCTGCTTCAAGTAAAGATAAACTAAAAAGAAATAAAAAAGAAACTGATCTAGCTGAACATAACATTGACACAGTGAAAGAGGTGTTTATATCAGAGCCTATTAATCAATGCACGAATATTCCAAAGAAGAAAAAAATAAATGACGATATAAGAAAAGAAGAAATTATGAGATCGTGCGAAGATTTGGAAATAGACGGATAGAAGAAAATATAATTTTTAAAAAGAAGGTAAAAAATGGCTAAATTTATATTACCAGATGATTCTCCTCAAAATAAAAAAAGGATGGTAGCTGCTTCAGGAGGATATTCTGCTAGTGAAACTTCCATTACTAACAAAAAAGCAGATCATAGTTTTGCTCATTCTACTACTGCTTATCTTCCAATAATAAAAAATGCTCAAGATGCAGGATCCGGTGCTAATGTAGCAATGACTCAGCCGATGTTTTTTAGTCCATTACATACCCCCCAAAATTGGCAAATAGCCAGCCGCCGGAGAGAGATTATGCAATGGAGTTTTATAGAACCTTGCTTTATCACATCTTATGAAGATTTTTCTTTAATCCCCATAGCAGATTTTATTGACAATACAGATAAAATATATATACAAAATGGGAAAGGAGAAAAATCGTTAGTAGATAAGACGGCGAAAAGACATATAAAAAAGAAAGCTAATAAAATAAAAGTTCTGGGGATACCTGAGTATTTACAAATTACAAATGATCATAACTGTATGATTATAAAAAAAGAAGAAGTTGAATGTGGAAAATCATACAATGCTAAAAAATGTGTTATTAATTATAGTTCTGCTACTTGCAAAAGGATTAAATGTAATTTTTCTGTGAATAGAGAATATGAAATATCTAAAGTAAAAGCAAAAGATATAAAAAAAGGTGATTATGTTTTAATACCATTTAATAAAGAAGTAAAAAAAAGTGTTATTAAAGATATAAATCAAGCTAGATTTGCAGGTCATTTAGCTTCAGATGGATGTGTATCTTCTTGTGGGTGTGTTTCTATTTGTATGAATACTTCAGAAATAAATGATGTTTATCCATTTGTTGGTCCTATTTTTGATAGTTTTGGATGTGCAAATACTGTAGTTCGTAGAGATAAAAAATTAGCTAGCATAAGATCTTCTAAAAAAGGCATTTATAATTTTTCTCATAAAATTATAAAAAGCAAAGGAAGAAATAAAAAATTTACTAAAGAAGTTGTATTTTTAGATCCTAAATTACAAAAACATGTTTTAGGAGCATATATACAATCTGATGGACATTACAACAAAATAAATAAAAATATAGAAATTACAACATATTCTCCCCACCTGGCGAATCAGTTATTAATGATGTTTTTTAGATGTAATATTCTAGCAAGATCTAATAAACAAAAAATTAGTTCCTCTGTTAAAACATTTAGGACTGATAATACTCATAGATATATAGTTTCTATTCCATCTAGTGAATGTGAAAAAATAAAAGAATATGTTCCGGGGAAGATAAACAAAGAAGAAAAATTTAAAAGTAAAGGTGCTAATAATAGATTTTTTTATAAGAACTATGTTGTTTCTCCTGTAGTTTTTAATGAAGAATTTGATTATGAAGGAAATGTTTATGATGTAAGAGAACCTAAAACTAATACTGTTGTAGCAAATGGAGTGAGTATTTATCAATGTAGATTCTACTACTGTTTTACTCCAGAAAATCTAGTGCTAATGGCCGATGGCACAGAGAAGCAAATCTCTACCATACAAAAAGGGGAAAAAGTAATTAATGGAGGGGGAGGAGTTAGTGTAGTTAAAAAAGTTCATAAAAGAGAAATTTCAGAAAATATTAGAAAAATAGAAGTAGAAGATATTGATAATGAAATTTCCACAACTGTTAATCATGAAATATTAAAAGTTGGAGAAGATTTAAAAGAAGAGCTAATAGAGTCTAAAAATTTAAAAATAGGAGATAAATTATACATATGGTCTAAAGATTTATCGTCTCACAATAACAGAAGCATTACATCTATAAAAGAAGAATATTATGAGGGAGAAGTGTTTGACTTAGAATTAGATGGAGTTCATAGTTATTGTGTTAATAGATGTGTAGTTCATAATTCTAATGAACCAAAAGTAGCAGCAGGTGTAGATTTTTATTGCTTTGACCCTTCAACTAAAATTTTAATGGCAGATAATACTAAAAAAGATATTCAAAACGTAAAAGAAGGAGAAGCTGTAAGATCTCATGATGGTTCTTTTAATGTTGTTGAAAAAGTTCACAAAAGAGAAACTAATGAAGAAATGTTAGAGGTAGTAATAAATAATAATGAACTATTAAAAATTACAAAAGGACATGAAGTACTAACAGAAAAAGATGGAGAAATTAAATTTGTAGAAATAAATATTCTCAAGGAGGGAGACTTTTTATTAACCCCTATAAATTATGAGGGAAATGAAGATGAATATATTTATAGAAAAATAAAGAACATAAAATCTTATTATTATAATGGGAAAGTTTACGATTTAACAATTTCTAATAAAAGTAGTTATATAGCTAATAGTATTGCTGTTCATAATTCTAATTTCTCTATGAATGGTTTTAAATTAGAATGCAAATCAAGAAAAATATTAAAATTTTATGAAAAACTAGTAGAAAAGTTAGAATTGCCAGAAAAGTTAAATTCTATTAGTCATGAATATTTTTTGTTAGGCGATGTTTTTCCTTTTCTTGAGATAGAATGTCCAAAGTGTTTGGGAACGTGCAGGACAGAGGATAGAGAACTGTGTAATCATCCAGATGGGTCGTTTAAAAATATAAAACTAATGAATCCTGATTATATAGATGTTAAAGATAATCCTATTGCAAGTGATCCAGAATATTATTTAATTCCAGACGAAGAATTAAAGATGTTAGTTACTATGAAAGAACCAAGAAGCGCTTATAATACTCTTCCTAAAGCTATGATAGATTTAATTGCTAGTGGACAACTTATTCCTTTATCTTCTAGGAATATTAGTCATCTTAAACACAATGCTAGCGATTATGGTACTTATGGTACATCTCTATTACAAAGATTATTTACTGTTTTAGCATATAAAACAAAAATGATGACTGCTAACTGGATAATTGCTGAAAGACTAATATTGCCGGTTAGGGTTGTTAAGGTGGGAGATAAAGATCGTCCTGCCACAGATGCAGATTTACAAGATGTTCAAAATCAATTAGCAGCAGTCGCTAACGATCCTAATTTAGCTATTGTAACTCATCATGCATTTGACTACGATTGGGCTGGACCAGCAGGTAAGATTCACAATATTACACAAGAATTAGAAGAAGTGGGAAAAGAAATACTTGATGGTTTAATGCTTAATCAGGCTATTTTGAACGGGGATGCAGCGGGATATACCTGCCTGAGTTCTGATACTCTTACCTTAACTGATTCTGGTTTTAAATATTATTGGGAAATAGATGAGAAAAAAGATAAAGTTGCTTGTTATAATCCCGATACTAAAAAAATAGAATATCATCTTCCGTATGAAAAAGTAGTATATGATCATGAAGGAGATATGATACATTTTAATACTAGCAGAATTGATATTTTAGCGACTCCTAATCACAGAATGTGGAGTGCTAAGAGAGGTTCTGATGGATATAGACTTATAAGAGCAGAAGATGTCCGTTCTAGAGCTAAATTTATAGGAAGAGTTAATGGATATGAAGGAGAGTATCAAAAATTAGTTCAAATAGGAGAAGAAGAATATTCTATTTATGATTATTGTAAATTAGTTGGGTACTATGTTTCTGAAGGATATCCAAGTAGTTATAAATTAAAAAATGGGAAAAAAGAATTAAAAAGTGTAGTGATATGTCAAAATAAAGACGGAAAAGCTAGAAATGATATAGAAAATTTGTTTACAAATATGTTTGTTACTTATAAGTCAAGTGATACTGCTATTGGAAAAAATAAACCAGATTTAGCTCAACATTTAAGTGATGATTTCGGAAAAGGATCTATTAATAAAAAACTTTCTTCTTTTGTTAAAAATCTTTCTCCAGAATGTTTAGAAATAGTATTGGAAGCAATGATAAATGGAGATGGTTGTGAAAGAGGAAAGTACAAAGCTTATTATACTAGCAGTAAGCAATTAGCACAAGATTGTGCAGAAATAGCATTTAAGTGTGGGCATATAGTTTCTATTAGCGAACATAATAAAAAACTAACCTCAAAAAAATATTTTAATAAAAAAGGATATGAATATAAAACTAATTATCAACCGTATGTAGTTTATATTTCTCAAGGGAGGAAAGGAAGAAATCCTGCCTTAGAAAGTAAAGATAAAAAATATAAAGGAAGAGAAATAACAAGAGTTCCTTATAAAGGAAAGATATACTGTTTTTCTGTGCCCCATGAATTGTTTGTTACCATGAGAAATGGAAAAATTACTATTCAAGGAAACTCTGCACAAGTAGGAATTGAAGTTCTTATTAGAAGATTAGATAACTGGAGAAACAAATTAAAACTATGGGTTGAAAAAAGAATATTTAGACCAGTTGCTATGATGCAAGGTTTTATAGATGAAGAAGAATCTAAGATAGTTGGAGAACCAATCTATCTCTATCCTGAATTAACTTGGAATGATTTGCAATTAAGAGATAAAACTAATAGAATTCAAACATTAATGCAAATGTATGA